GCATTTTTTTGGTTGACAAAAATGCATCATGATATTATATTAATCATAGTAACTTGTGATTTAAAAAAAGGAGAATTGAAAATGAATATTCGTAATGTAATGATTGCAGGTGTATTAGCCCTTTCACTATCTGGTTGTAATCAGACTGCGGGCACTCTAGCTGGCGGGCTAGCTGGCGGAGCTGCTGGTGCTTATGGTGGTTCAATGATTGGTAATGGTCTAGGCAAGACTATTGCAACCGCTGGTGGTGCTCTTGGTGGCGCTCTAGTGGGTGGTTTTCTAGGCAACTCACTAACACTACCATATACAAATTCTGACCGTATTGATAACAATCAGATCATGATTGATCGTAATGGTCGTCGAATTGATCGTAATGGTCATCGAATTGATAGTATGGGTAATAGTCAAGGTGGAGGTAATACGTACGTAATGCCCAATGGCAATGGTGCACCACAGTCACGATTCAATTGCCGTGTCCAAAACAATTATGTGGTCTGTAACGACTAAATAACAATGAATTCCCATAGTGGGAATGATACTCGCCTATTAAGGGAGTATACAATCAACCTTGCTACTTATAGGAGGTATATATATGACACTACCAAAGAACGTCGCTCCATTTTTCGTTGGATTTGATCGTCTATTCAATCAACTCGATACATTCACTAAAGCTATGCCAACTGGCTTTCCACCATATAACATCCGTAAAGTGGATGATAACAAGTATATGGTCGAATTAGCTGTTGCTGGTTTTTCAAAGTCTGATATCGAAATTGAATTAGACGGTGATGTATTACGAATTACTGGTAGAATCAATGATGATAACGATAGTTACCTTTACAAAGGCATTTCTAATCGTGCCTTCACTCGCACCTTCAATGTTGCTGAAACCGTAGAAGTTAAAGATGCAACATTGGTTAATGGAATGCTAAAAGTGTTTCTAGAAAACATCATTCCTGAATCAAAGAAGGCAAAAAAGATTGAAGTGAAGGAAGCAGAATAATGATATCGGATTGGTTTAAAACTCTATTTCAGTCTTGGGAATCACGATATCTTTCTCAGTCAATTGATCATGCCGATTTAAAAAGACGTATGGAATATCTTAATAACAGACGTTCTCTACCTCTTTTACATCTATATTTAAATTAAAGGAAATAATCAATGGAACCAGGGACAATATTTTTCATAGGCTATATGACTCTAATTACATTAATTGGAGTCACTTTAGTTTTTGGAAAAAAGATTAATGAGTATCTAACAAAATCTCATTGACAGATTAGATAATCATGCTAGAATAGAGGAGTAGAAATACTCCTCTATTTTTGTTTAAACAAAGGAGACATATATTGAAATTTTATACAAATATTGATCGTGTTGGTTCTTATATTCTTTATCGTGGTTATAAAGACAATAAGCCAATTCAAGATAAAGTTAAATTTCAACCAGTATTCTGGATACCATCATCAAAAGGTGATATGAAAACTATGGATGGTCGTTTAGCAGGTAGTGTTCCACAAGAATCAATGAGTGTTGCTAAAGATTTCATTGATCGCTATAAAGACGTCTCTAATTTTCAAGTTTATGGAACTACCAATTATGTCCATCAATTCATTAGTCAAGAGTTTTCACATAAGATTAAGTTTGATCCAAAACGAATCTGTGTTCGATTTGTTGATATGGAAGTTGGTTCACCAGATGGATTCCCAGAACCAAATGAAGCAAACTACGAAATCAATGCTATCACAATTAAAGATAGTAATAAGAATCAATATCACACCTGGGGATTACATCCAGTCGATGTGTCAAAAATTGATAAACCAGTTCTTTATCGCCTTTGTAAGAACGAATTTGATTTATTAGCAGATTTCTTAGAATATTGGACAGATCACTATCCAGATATTGTCTCTGGTTGGTATTCCGAACTATTCGATATTCCATATCTAGTGAATAGAATGAGAAAAGTTCTAGGAGAAGAAGCAACTAATCGTCTGTCACCATGGAAAAAGGTTTATGATGATCATTTTGAAATGAATACTGGAAAGATTAAACATCGATATAATATTGTCGGAATTACACAACTTGATTATATTGATCTATTCAAAAAGTTCACATTGAATACTTTAGGACAGCAAGATTCTTATAAATTAGACAATATTGCACATGTAGTATTAAAAGAAAATAAACTTGATTATAGTGAATATGGCAATCTTCATACATTATATTTAAGTAATTATCAAAAGTATATTGAATATAACATTCATGACGTTACACTAGTTGAAAGGCTTGATGAAAAATTAGGATTATTACAATTAGTATATACACTAGCTTATAAGGCAAAATGTACATTAAAAGAAACACTAGGTACAGTAGGTATTTGGGATGCCTATTTGTATAATGAGTTTTTGAAAAGAGGAGTGGTAATTCCATTTTCTCTTAATAAATCATATCGTAGTATTGAGGGTGGATATGTAAAGGACCCACAATTAGGATTACATAAATGGGTTGTATCTGTTGATTTGAATTCTCTATATCCAAATCTTATCATTCAATATAATATGAGCCCAGAAACTACTATTCCTAAATTATACCATCATACTGTTAGTGATGTATTAGAAGTATTAATGAATAATAATGCATTGTTGCATAATTCTGATCATATTATGACAGCAACTGGTCAATGTTTTAGAAAAGACATTCAAGGAATTATTCCAGAAATTGTTGAAAGTCTATATGATGAACGTGTAATCATTAAAAATCAAATGATTGAAAAAAAGAAAGAAAAAGAATTGAATAAGAGTGATCTTATTGACAAAGAAATTTCAATCTTTAATACAATGCAGATGGCAATTAAGATTCTTTTGAATAGTTTATATGGTGCCATGGCAAATAAGTATTTTCGTTTCTTTAATGCTGATGTGGCAGAAGCTATCACTGTGACAGGTCAGTTAACTACTCAGTGGGCAGCATATACTATTAACAAATATCTAAATAAAGTCTTGAAGACTAATGATATTGATTATGTTATTGCATGTGATACTGATTCTGTTTACTTTACCTTAGATAAATTAGTTCAAGCTATATTTCCTGATGGTGCAGAAACACAGAAGATTGTTGATTTCTGTGATAAGGTTACAGAAAGAATTGAAAATGAACTTGAAAAAGCATTCATTCAATTGCAATATACAATGAATGCAAATAAGAACAAAATGGTCATGAAACGAGAAATCATTGCCGATAAAGCCGTTTGGACAGCCAAAAAACGATATATTGCCCACGTTCTAGATAGTGAAGGAGTTCGATATAAAGAACCTGTACTCAAAATTGTCGGAATTGAAGCCGTCCGTTCCTCAACTCCTGCAATCTGCCGCGAATGGATTGAAGAACTATTTAAGCTTATGATGAAATCTGACCAAAAAACTATTCAAAAACAAATACTTGAATATAGAAATAAATTCAATGAGTTAGCACCTGAGGATGTGGCATTTCCTCGAGGTGTTAGTGATTTGTCAAAATATCGTTCAAGTGGTGGATCATATACAAAGGGAACACCTATTCATGTAAGAGCTGCATTATTATATAATGAGTTGATTAAGAATAATAAGTTAGTATATGAAGAGATTAAGGATGGTGAGAAAATGAAATTCATGTATATGATAGTTCCTAATCCGATACAGGAAAATGTATTTGGCTTTGCAACAGTATTTCCTAAAGAAACGGGATTACAAAAATACATTGATTTTGAAACACAATTTCAAAAAGCGTTCATTGATCCTATATTGCCAGTAATTAATGCAATGGGATGGACAATTGAAGAACAAAATACATTGGAGAATTTCTTTGGTTAATAAAATAAATCCATTTTTAATAAATCCTAATGATGAAAAAAGAAAAGAAAATGACTATTATCCTACTCCTCCTATTGCTACTGAAGCCCTTTTATATTATTTCAAAGATATAATTCCTAAGAGGATATGGGAACCATGTGCTGGTAGAGGTTGGATTTCATCTATTTTAAAACAACATCATTATGAGGTAATTTCAACAGAATTATTTGAATATTCTAATCCATTAGTTAATGATATAGAGTTTGGTAAAGATTATTTTGAAACAAATATTCCAGATAATTGTAATGGAATAATAACTAATCCACCATATGCTAATAATTTTGCAGAATTATTAATAGAACGATCAATGAAAGAAGTGAAATTTCTAGCAATCCTACAACGATTGTTTTTTCTAGAAAGTTCTAAAAGATATTCATTATTAAGTAAGACTAGACCCGATGTTTTAGTTTTCTCCTCGCGTATTAATTTTGATGAAGAAAAATTTGATGATCCTAATTTCAAAAAACAGATAGGTGGAATGTTAGCATTTTCATGGTTTGTATGGCATGAAAATTGTGATGGTAGAATTCAATGGGTCGATCCAACATATAACTTTATAAATCAAAATACATTGGAGGGTTTTTTCGAATGACTGACTGGGTAAGTGATTTCGGCTTTAGTGCCGTCGATGAAGAGACTTATAAGAAACGAGTAATAGACGAAGATTCTTCTATTAAGAAACCTATCGTAGCTGAGAAGGAAGACTTGTCGGCTTTAGAAACTCGTATTGAAAAGAAACTAGATAGTCTTAAAAATCTAGAAAAAAAGGTTGACAAACTCTTATCATTGATTTATGATAATGAGAATGTAGTGGAAGAACGTAAACAATATGCAGATGTTTTAGCTAATAAGAAAGTTAAAGCATTAGCCGATATTGTAATGCCATTATTGAATAGTTTACATAGAACACAAAATCAGAGATATATTGATTGGCCAAATAGAGGTCCAATTATTCAAAAACAGATTGATAATGTAAATGCCATTCTAGATGGGAGTTTTTTTAATGAAAATTGAATATTATGACTTTAGACAGAAGTATCCTGGAAAATGGAAAGAGACTACTGTATTTGAAATTGTCAATTTCTTTTTAAATATGGTTAAAAATGATGAATGGATATATGATTCGGATAATGCTGGTCATGTTTATTATGATTTCATTGTCAGACCTTTGAATAAAGTAATAAGAATCCATCACGATTGGTATTGGACTTTTAATGGTGAAAATAATTTAACATTAGAAAATGAATTTTCATTTGAAATTATTAATTTAAATGTAATAAAAGAAGAATATCCAGAAAAAAATAGAGATTGGTTAAAAGTATAAGGAGAGTAAATGAACGATTTTTATAAGAATTTGGTAAAAGAATTAAATAATGATAACACTGTTTTATTATCTGATGGGGGTAATAGTTCAGAGATCACAGGATGGATTGATACTGGATCATATACTCTAAATGCATTATGTTCTGGTAGTATGTATGGAGGAATTGCTGCCAATAAAATTACAGCTTTAGCCGGCGATCCAGCTACAGGTAAAACATTCTTTTCATTAGGAATTGTCTCTAGTTTTCTAGAAAAAGACCCATTAGCCGGCGTCAATTATAATGATACAGAATCAGCCATCACTAAAAAAATGATGCTCGATAGAGGAATTGATCCATCCAGACTAATCCTTTCAGAACCTTCAACCGTCCAAGAATTTCGACATAATGCATTACAACTACTTGATAAGTATATGAAATATAAAACAAAACCTCCTTTGATTATGGTTTTGGATTCAATGGGTCAGTTAAGTACCACAAAAGAAGTTGAAGACACAATGGAAGGTAAAGAGACTAAAGATATGTCTCGTGCCGCATTATTGAAGGCTACATTTAGAGTATTGAACTTGAAATTGGCTAAGGCTAGTGTATCATTATTAGTTACAAATCATGTATATGATGTAGTTGGTTCTTATGTTCCAACAAAGGAAATGAGTGGTGGTTCAGGATTGAAGTTTTCTGCATCTACTATTCTATTCCTTTCAAAAGCAAAGGACAAAGATGGTACTGAGGTAGTTGGAAACATTATCAAAGTTCGGGCTGTAAAATCTCGATTTACAAAAGAAAACAAAATGGTATCTGTTCGATTGTCTTATGAAAAGGGATTAGATCGTTATTATGGTCTATTGCCAATTGCTGAAAAGTATGATATTATTAAGAAGGTATCAACACGATATGAGTTCCCTGATGGAACTAAAGCATTTGAGAAAGCAATTTATAACAATCCAGAGAAATATTTTACACCAGATGTAATGGAAAAACTAGAATTAGCCTGTAATAAAGAATTTCAATATGGCATTGGTGAAGCCCCTATCGAAGAGGAAGATGATGACACAATTGATGAATAATTTTCTTCAAAATATGAATGGTGATAATCTATGCAATGGAATTCTATTTTGGGCTTTATATCGATCAATTAAAAGTGAATCACTATGACTGTATATTCTTGCTAGAGAGTTAATAGTGGTAAATAATGATTTCAATCCACCAATTATGTATAAGTTATTAAGGAGACTCGATGAAAGCTAAAAATTTAAAAGAAGCTAAAATCTTAGTTGAAAATTATGAAATGATTTCGTTTCAATTAGAATTAATTGAAACTATGAAAGAAGATGGGTCAAATTATCTAACAATTAATATGGATAATTTTCACTCAATTTATATTCCAATGACAGATTTAATAAAAAGCGAACAACACCAAATAAAAGAAATATTTAAGAAAAAATTAAAGGAAAACCAGAAAGCTTTAAAAAATTCATTACTAGAATTAGGAGTAGAAATTGATTGATCTGGATGAATTTAAAAAGTACCTTTCTCATTTTCAATACAATTTTAAAAAAAATAGAGAAGATGGTATATTAATTAAGTTTACAGATGCGTCTCCCTATGCTAATATGATAGTTGAATACTATGATATTTCAGTCGCACCTGATTTTGAAACTCTATCATTTCAATTTGATCAAATTGGAGATAGCTTACTTGAGGTGGACAAAGAGTATATAGGAGATATTTTAGTAACAATTATTATTGAATCCCTTAACAAATTAGAGGAACAGAATGAGAATAGAGACAGCAATCCTATCTAATCTAATTCATCACGAAGATTATTGCAGAAAAAGTCTTCCATTTCTTATGGAAGACTATTTTCATGATGAAACAGACCGAACTATCTTCAAAACAATTAAAGCACACATCGACGAGTATAATACTCTACCAAGTATAGAGATTTTAGCTATCACAATCAATGATCTACCATTAAATGAAACTCTCCATAAAAATACAGTTGAATATATTAATGAATTGAATTCAAAAGAAAAAGATGATAAATGGTTATTGGATAAGACGGAAGAATTTTGTCAAGAAAAAGCTGTACACAATGCAATCATGCAATCCATTCAAATTTTGAACGGAAAAGAAAAAAACTTGTCGAAAGGTGCAATACCAGAAATCTTAAGTAATGCCTTATCTATTAGTTTTGATCACCATATTGGACATGATTGGATTGAAGATTTCACACAACGATTCGAATTTTATCATAAAGTTGAAAGTCGAATTCCATTTGATCTGGAATATCTCAATCTAATTACTGGTAATGGTTTACCTAAAAAGACATTGACTTGTATTCTAGCTGGAACAAACGTCGGTAAATCTTTAGCAATGTGTCATATGGCAGCTGCTAATCTAATGGATGGCAAAAATGTTCTTTATATTACTTGTGAAATGGCAGAAGAACGAATTGCCCAACGTATTGATGCTAATCTATTAGATGTTCCTATTGGTGAATTAGAAGAATTAACAAAAGATGTATATGAACGAAAAGTAGATCGTGTCAGAACTAAAACTAATGGCAAATTGATTATTAAAGAATATCCAACGGCTACTGCAAATGTTGGTCATATTCGTTATCTATTAAATGAACTTCGTTTGAAAAGAAATTTTGTTCCTGATATCATCTATGTTGATTATTTAAACATCATGTGTTCACAACGATTGAAATATGGTTCTAATGTAAATACCTATCTCTATATCAAATCAATTGCAGAAGAACTTCGAGGCTTAGCAGTAGAATGGGATTTACCAATTGTTACTGCAACTCAAACAACTCGTTCTGGTTATGCCAATTCCGACCCTGGATTAGAAGATACTAGTGAGTCATTCGGTTTGCCTGCCACTGTCGATTTGATGTTTGCATTAGTCACAAGTGAAGAATTATCCGAACTGAATCAACTTATGGTTAAACAACTGAAGAACCGACTCAACGATGTGACTTTGAACAAACGATTCGTTATAGGGGTTGACAGATCACGAATGAGGTTGTATGATGTAGAACAATCTGCCCAAGATGACCTGTCAGGAGATACCGTTGACCGATCGGTCATGGATAATTCGGATTTCGGTCAGAGATTGGAGGAGGAGAAATTTAATCG